GACAAGCACACTATCGACTTCATCAACGGGCACATCGATGCAATGGGTATCATTGCTGGCGAACGCCCGCTGGCCATGCGTCCACCAATTGGAAAAGACCAACGCATCCTCTCACTGATTTCGGGCGTCAGAGGATTCCTGTACACTCATGAGAAGGCGCTCGGTGACGTTGCAGTATTCACCGGCTCGAAGTTTATCGGTCCAGTCAGGTCGATCATGTTGGCTATGGCGAAACAGCTCGGTGACTTGACTTCTGCCATGAAAGGTGCTGTTGGTGCCCGTATCTCAACGCGTATCACTGGCCGCATTACCGGCAGGGCGATAGGATATTCAAGCAACATAGTTTCTTCCAGGAGCATCACAGGATCGACTGGCGGAGTCGGTTCCCGCGTCTACAATAGGGTTGCAGGCAGGCTGACTTCACCGATAGCGCGAGGTGGATTCGGAGGCGGACATGGAGGGCATGGAGGATGATTTAGATGCCAAGAACAGCAGTACTGATAGCGGATCATCTTGATCCTATTGTTGCGCGCCTAACTGCAACCTTGGGTGCACTGCCAAACCCTATTCCCGTTGGGTTCGGTCAGCGTCCGATCGACATCACAGACAAGAAGCTTCACGAACCCCCTTACGTTGTTGTCACGTACATTAAAGGCGGCACCATGGACGGGCCTTTGTCTGACACACAGGTTGACATTTCAATGAGAATCCTAATCTCGTGCATGGGCAACTCGGCTCGAGAAGCCACAGTCCTACGAGACATCGTTCATGCTGATATGATGGACACTGCAAACTTCACGATCACGAACAGGAAGATCCGAGACATCAAAGTAGAAGTGCCGTCAGACGGCGCATTCAGAGACGATGACGTGCCTACGCCAATCTTCTATACTCTCCAGATATACCTTCTGGATACTGTCCCGGCATAAGGAGGAAACGTGAATTCATTCATACAGATGTTCCACGACGAGCTCAATGCTATCATGGAATGTCCAGAGGCAGCCGTGTCCACCTACGAAGATCTTGGGTGGATACGTGTTGACTCGGTAGAGCCGGACTTCCCGGACGGAAATGACTCAGAGAATGCCGAAGAAGAGGTATCATCTGAGGACGAGGCATTGAACCAGGAGGAATACTAATGCCAAGAACAATTGCAGACGGTGTAGTTCTGGTGAACTTTGCACCAGTGGTTGCCAACACGTCAGCCCCAACAGTCGCTGAGCTTGGTGCAGGCTTCGACGTCACACCATTCTTGTCTTCGATCGACACCCCGCTTGACGGCGATGCTGTCGACTCGTCCGACTTGGCCAGCGCATTCAACAAGACGGTTGCCGGCACGTACGGTGGGAACATCACCGCCGACTTGTATCGTGACGACACAACCGACACGGCATGGACTACCTTCGACCGCAACGTCGTAGGCTACTTCGTCATCAGGCGGTTTGGTGGTTCGGGCGTTGCCTGGAACATTGCCGACCCGGCTGAGGTTTTCTACGTGAGGATCATCACGAAGTCGCCCGGCACCCTCGACAGGAACAACGTCCAGATGTTCTCCGTCGATGCTGCCGTACTCGAAGAGCCGGTTCTTACGGCAGTTGTTGCCTAACAACAGTTGAAACTCCTGGTGTACAAAACGTTGCTAGTGGGCTACGATGTCTACTAGCAACGTTTTCCGTTGCTCAACTGGAAAGGACCGAATGTGGGGCAGAAATTCATGACTGACAAGCCAACAATCCAAGAAATCATGCGGTTGAAGAACAAGCACACCGTATCGATCGACATCCTTTACGATGCTGAACTGTCGGCAAAGATCAGAGAACTCGAACGTCAATACCTGATAGAGACGCGCGGTGACGACAAGATGAACCGCACCCCCCTCGCTCCTGCCATCAAGAAGGAAATTGACGAGCTCACCGACTTGGCTCTCGAAAAGACCGTTAAGTTCACTTTCCAAGACATCGGGCGCAAGAAGTTTGAGGCACTTTGGAAAAGCTGTCCGCCTAGTGAAGAGCAGAAGGAGAAGGGTGGTTACGAGTGGGATCCTGATGCGTTCGGTCCGATAATCCTTGCCGCATCATGTATTGGTGCTGGAGCCTCAACTGGTCTCACAGTTGACGAAGCTCAAGATCTTTACGACGAATGGTCTACTGCTGAGGCAGAGATGCTTGTCATGACAGCCATCAATGCGAATATGGGTGCCTCGTCTGTCCCTTTATCCGTGACCGCTACCGCAGATCAGTCAAGTTCAGAATTGAGCTTGATTACTGCGCCGATCGAGGAATCCCCTACTCCCACTACATAGGTGGACCTCTCGAATGGACTGATGAAGACCGAGCCATGATCATTGCATGGCTCACCGAGAAAGCTCTTCGATGTCCGGACTGCGGCACCTACTACGAAGAGTGGGACGAGAAGAAGGGTGGCAACCGTCACGCTTACCATGCGAAAATTCAGTTCTGCATGGGATGTAAGGCGAAAGAGGACCAGTATTCGGCTGTTCGCGAAAACAATAAAGGCAACGACAGGGCCACCCACGGTCTCCAAATGGACCTTGAACGTAATGAGAATGTGCCAGGCTTACGTTCAGTGACAACCGGGAAACCCATTTATATGCACGTCTCTAAGGACGATTGACGATAGTTCGATACAACTGCTGCCACTTAGGCTATCCTGTGCCCAATGGTTGACAAAGCGGTCGTAGTTCGGTATGTAGCGCGCGGCACAAAGCAGGTCAGTGCGCAAGTTCTCGGTATGGCAAATGCGACTACTGCTGCTGCTGCCCAGATGACTGCAGCCAACGACAAGGTTGCTGCACGTTCCAAAGCTATGGCTGGTGCTGCCGCATTTGCAGGGAAAATAGTCCTTGCCGGTATCGGTGGCGTGATGGCTGTGTCTGCGAAAGCAGCCATTGACTTTGAAGATTCAATGGCTGGGGTGTTCAAAACTTTGGGCGATACTGCAACAACTACCCAGATCAATGCCCTCGGCGACGCTCTACGAACACTCTCACTTGACATACCAACGAACGTCAACGACCTTGCAAAGATTGCTGAACTTGGCGGCCAGCTTGGTGTCGGTATTGAAGACATGGAAAAGTTCGTTGAGACGATCGCCGCCCTCGAAGTTTCAACCGACCTCACCCTCGAAAATGCGGCAAAAGACCTTGCAAGGTTCTCCAACATCATGGAGCTGCCAATTTCGGACGTTGGGAATCTCGGCAACATCATCGTCGACCTTGGCAACAACTTTGCAACAACCGAATCCGAGATTCTGACTTTCGGCCTGCGCCTTGCACCTATCGGCAAAACCATCGGTGCAACAGAGGAACAGATACTCGGACTCGCAACCGCTTTTTCGTCGATTGGTATCCCTGCAGAACGTGGCGCAACAGCCCTGCAGCGCACACTCATCGACATGGAAAGGGCTGTTGATATTGGTGGCCCGAAGCTTCTCAAGTTTGCCACCGCTGCGGGCTTGACTGTCGACGAGTTCAAGAAGCTCGACTCTGTTGGTCGCCTCACAGCCTTCATTGAAGGTTTGCGTACCATTGAAGATGCCGGTGGGTCTGCACTCATCACACTCAAAGAGCTTGGAATCAACCAGCAGAGGACGATAGCAACGCTTCTTGGTGCTGTTGGTGCCGGTGACCTGCTTGCTACGGCAATTACGCGTGCCAACACTGCTGCAGATGATGGGAATGCGCTGTGGAAGGAAGCTGCACGTAGGTATGGAACCACCGTGTCTCAGTTGAAGCTCGTTGCGAATGCTTTCACTGATTTGAGGATTGAGATTGGCGGACCTCTGCTAAGGGGCGTTGGTGTCGTCATCGACTTTTTCAAATCGATGCTCATAACGCTCAAAGACAATATTGGTCTGCTGAAAACGTTTGCCATAGTGATCGGTGCACTTGTTGGTGCCAAGCTGTTGCTTGCCCTTGCACTCGGAGTTGGCAAAGTCGTCAAAGGGATTCAAGGTTTGAGCCTTGCAATCAAAGGCGTGAGAGCCATGAACGGGCTGACG